AACACCAGCCTTTTGTGCATCATCAAATGCTTGCTGTGCTTTTTGGTAAGCAGCAATATAGCCTTCTTGACCTTTATATCCAGCAAACTTTCCTTCTGCTTTAGCAAGTTCTTCAATAGCCTTGCTATATACAGATTGTGCTACCTTGCTTTTAGCAGCGGTAATCTTTGAAGTTTCGGCTTCTTTTTTAGCACGACTAAGTTCTAGGTTAGCAGCGTTCTTTGCCTCTTGTGCAGTTTTGTAATCTTCTAAAGCTTTATTATACAAAGGTTCTAGTTTTGCAATTGCTTCTTTATTTTTATTCTTAACTGCAAGGTTGTAGTCACGCTCAAGACCACCACGACCACCAGTACCATTAAGAATGTCATAGGCTTTTCTTGCCTTTTCGGAGGCAACGCCAAGCTCTTTCTGGAGTTGATCTAAACTCTTAGCCATTGGTTAGTCTCCTAGTAGTCTTCCGAATAGTACGTCATATGCCGCTTGTGTGTTTTCATTGTATTTTGCAAGTTGTTTCATTTGAGCAACAGTGTCATCTTTAAGCATTTTTGCTAGTTGCTGTGAACTTCCATATTGGTCATATGCCATTTTATTGTCCTGATATGTCTGATACAACTGTGACATTTCACGAAGTCTTGCTTCTGTCTTTGGACGAACATTAAGATTCTTTCCAAGCATTGCATTAAGTTCATCTAAAGTACGAAGACGATCAATAGCCTTCTGGCTTCCCTTTGAAAGTTCTTCTTGAACTAATGGACGTCCTGCAAAGAACACAGATTTCCACTGGTCAAAATCTTTACGCAGTTGTGTGCGCTCATAGTCTGTGTAAGCAGTAGACAAGGAAGCATCAAAAGAATCCTTCTTTGTGTAATACTGATTTAGATCCGCTGCTGTTTGAACCTCACGAAGGTAATCATCTACACGCTTGTATGTTGTAAGTCCTACGCTCTTCATAGCCTGGTAAGCATCCCAAGAGAATCCACTCTTGTGAGGGATAAGGAAGCCTGCAGCTGATGGGTATTGATCGAATAGACCCTTGTTTTGCAATACAAAGTTACCTGACTCAGCAGCATATCTTAATGGAGCAATAGTCTTCTTTTCTGTTTCAGTAATAGTAAATGGCATTTCATTTGGATAAAGTTCTATCCACTTAGCCATAGCAGCATTTACATCTCCTGGATACTGATTAAGTAAACCATTCCATAGCTGCTTAAAGTTTGCCTTGCCATTATCAGAAATCCATTGTTCCATATCAGATTTAAGTTGAATCTGTGGTGAAGCAGGTACAACAAAGCCAAGTACAAATCGCATTGCAAGAATACTTTGTACAGTTGTTTTAATTCTTAGACGATAAGCCTCTTGTTCACCTGGTGTTGATGGAAGAAGATTGCCGTCTTTGTCGTAATTCTTTGGAAGTCCGTGACCTGATGCCTCTAAGTAAGTAACGCTTTTACGCCAAGCACTTGCATATTGTGAATTACGCTCATCTGTATTCATTGATGCGTATAAACGGTTAATATGTGCCGGTAAGATTGATGACAAGAACGGTTGTCCAGTTGCATACTTACCAAGTGCATAACCCTGAATAGTATCTGCTGCACCCTTATCAATGTTACTTACTAGGCTAGATAGAGTCTGGATACTAAGACCAGCAAGCGGTCCAGATAATGTTGGAACCATTGAATCTGGGTTCAAAGATGGTGTAAGCATCTTTAGCTGTGAACCAAATTGTATTGGGAATGGGACTTTGAACTGATCTCCGATACCTAAACGATCCATTGCATTTTGGACTGCGTTATATACAGGACCAATTCCTGGGTATACAAAATAGTCTTGACCTTGGTCATCCTTTTGTACCCAACCTGAGTGAGTAATACCTTCGTATGTTAAAGCACCCTTAACAATAGCCTCTGGGTTATAGCGAACTACACGGTACATACGACGATAAAAGTCTTCAGTTGCACGATAGAAACGAGCAAAGTTACGTGATGAGAAAGCAATCTGTGTACGAATCAATGGGTTATCTACATATTGTAGAACCTGATTCATAGCGCGTTCTTCAACAATTTTAGCCAATTCAACTTTTGCACGCTCTGTTGCAATAGTAATACCGGTAGTGTTGGTTGCATCGATACCCTTTGTATGGGCATCAATCCACGCTTGCTCAAATCCATTTTCACGCATTTGCTTGCGTACTTTAATCATTTCTTCGATTACCATAGGTTGGCGTGACATACGTGCGTTAGCCATACCAAGGAATGTCCAACCATTTGTCATCAATGATGACGTAATCTGACCAGCTTCTACAGCAGGAATAAGTGTTGGACCAACAATTGCGTGTGGAATATCATTTGGGTTAGTTGGAAGATCATCAATAGATAAACGTCCACTTACTTGATAGTTGCCATATTTGTCGCTAACGCGAACCTTATTAAGAAGTTCTTGGTTAATCTCACCGTCACGCTTAACAAAGTGACTCTTAGAACGTTGAAACGCTAAGCGAATAATACCTTCTGAATCCATATCGTTTTGCAAACGAGCATCTTTTAAGAACTGCTTGCCATCTTTAGTATCAAGCCAAACGCGCATATTTTTAAGCGCCTCTGTTTCATCATCTAAATTAGCAATAGCAATCTTGCCTAGATCATCATTAGAGTAACGACCAATTTGCATAAGCCAAGAGTACATAGATGCTTCATCTTGTGGATTAAGAGCCTGTGGCTTGAACCCACGCTCACCTGGCTTCTTAACAAAGTTATCTTTAGAAGGTGCAATTTCTAATGCGTGTACACGCACACCCATTTGACGGGATAGATTAGTTGCACGAGTAATGTAATCATTACCGGTAACGTAGTTAAGTCCACCTTCAGATGCTACTGATAAGGCATTTTCAATGTCGCCAAATTGAAGTTGTTCTGTTAACAAATCAATTTCTTCTTTATTCATTGGGCCTTTGCCCATAGATTCACGGAAGCGATTGATGCGTCCTTCAGTTAAAGCACGAGCAAAGATTTGGCGTGATTGCTCTGTAATGCCACCTTGTAATTCTTTACTAAGGGTAGCAATTTCTGCTTGGTGCACAGCAATATCTGGATGACCTTTAGGTAATTCTTTAATTAGTTTGTTGATATTAGCAATCTCTGCTTTACCTGTTTCAAACTTAGTTTGAAGCTGTGTAAGTTCTCCTGTATACTTATCAACATCTTTCTTATTGACAAGACGCATTACAAGACCTAGTGGATTATCTGCCCAATTAGTATTGCCTTCTACCTTTTTAACTGCTTGAAGGTATGTGTTAATACGGGTTGAAAGTACGCGGCTCTTAGCCAATCCCCAAGGAGATTCACCAATTGCAAGGCTAACCATAAGATCTTCGCCTGCGTTACGAAGAGCATAACGAGGGCCAGCTAAAGTAAAGAATGACCAAGCACTAGTCATCTTGCTTGCAAGATCGCTATTGGCCACACCGATCATCTTCTGGAATAGACCATTACGTGATGCTGCACGGTCAATATCTGTAAGAGTTGGCGCTGCTACGAAGTTAGAAAAGTCAGATGGCAATGCACCCTTATCACGGAAAGCATCATCTAATCCAAAGATTGCATTAGTCTTACCAGTAAGTTGACGAACAATTTGCTGCCCTGGAAGAGTTGTGTTCATCCCACGGATCTCAGAAATGGTCTTCCAAAGTCCGTAGTAAACGTCCTTCTTTTTACCTACTTCTTCAATGCTATCAAATGCTTGTGCAAGCAACTTTGATTCACGTGTTGGTAAAACCATTACAGCTAGGCTATAAATTTTTTGTGAGGCATCTGGCGCTGTTACATCAAAGACATCGTCTTTGAACATAGGAGCACGTGAAAATGCTGCCTTGGCACGATCAATACGGTACTGAACATAGTCAGTTGAAAACCGTGCAATTTTCTTAGAAGGTGTTAGTGCAGTAACTTTATCAATAATAGCCTTTTGATTATTGATAATAGTTTCAGCAATACCATCTGAAGTTGATGCTCCACCAAACCACATATCATCTACAAGTTTTGGACCTACTGCATCTAGGCTAAATACTTTACGACCAGTAGTGACCGCTGCGATACGAGCCTGACGAAGTGGGTCCATACGAGGAATGATTACTCGCTGACGTCCTAGTTCACCTTTAAGCATTTCATCTAGTTGCTTAGTATTTTCAAAGAAAGCCTGTGCTGTTTTAGCATCCTGAATAGGAACTTTAGGAGTAAGAAAAGATTTGATAACTGAATCGCCAAATTCAGGAGCAAGTGTTGTTAAATCTCGTTTAGCAATAAGCGCTGCCTCTGGGCTTTTAGATGCTACAGCTTTTGAATAATTATTTAATGCTGCACCATATTGGTCCCAAAATGTAATTACCTGTGGCTTAGCAAACACCTCAGCAACCTTGTTGCTACCTACCACAACATCTAACGCATACTTGCTTACATCATAAGCACGCTTTGCTTTACCAGCGATAAGTAGTGGATCTGCAAGAACACGATATGCCGCATCAACTGCGCCAGAAACTGCCTTATAGAAAAGACCAGATCCTTCTAATTCTGCTGGAGTTACAAGATTTGCAACTTGACGTCCTGGAGAATACTTAGCAGCATTGACCGCATCAAGTGTATCTTGAAAGTTAGCACGAGCTGCTTTAATGTCTTCTGGGTTAATCCCCGGAATAACTTTATTAGTAGGATCTGCCAGCATCAGATACTTCTTTTGCTCTGGTGTAGCAGTTGCTAAAATCTTTGCAGGATCTTCTTGAGCAGCAAGACGCTGAGCAATATCTACTGCGTCATTTCCCCATTTAACCTTTGCATCAATGATGCGTGTAGGGCTAAAGACTTTATCGCCTTTGTCATTTGCAATAGTCCAGGCTGTTGAAAGGTCTACGCCTTGATCTGCTGCAATAGCACCAGTGCGATATGCACGAGTCATTACATCTGATACGTTACCAAGACCAGCAAGAACGTGACCACCGGCATAACCAATAGCATTGCCAAGAAGACCGCCTGTATAGTGCCAAGCAGTACCCAACCAACCACGTTGTGGTTTAATTGCTGGATCTTCGTTACCAAAATTCTTTTGTAAATTTTGTTGTTGTTCAGGAGTTAACTGGTTGTATTTAGCATTTGCTACACCAGATGGAAGATTAGAAAGTTCTTTATGAACTGTAAGAGACTTATTAAAAGCATCTAATTTTCTTTGATCTTCTGGCGATAACCCTGCTGCGAAAGCTGCTGCTTTTAGGCTATCAGACATCAGTTACCTTTCGCTAAGGCATCCTGATACAAGACAGCAATTTCACCTGTTGTGTCGTAAGGAAGCATCTTTGCTAAAGTATCTGAAATTTTTTCTGATGACTTAGCCATTGACAATACATTAGAACCAGCACCTGGTCCTATATCTACACCGTGTGTTACTGGTTCTCCTGGGCGTTGTGATGGATCAAATAATCCAACACCTGTTGGAGCTGCTGCCCCACCGCCTGTTGGGACTGTTGGTGCCTGTGAAAGCATTGGTGACTTAGGTGCTGTTGAAAGAGGCGCACCTGACTTATCTGCATTGTATGCAGTTGCATCACCATAAGATTGTGACTGGTATGAAAGATCAGTACGCTTTGAAAATGCGCCAGGACCTGATACACCCTGCATTGGGTTAGTGCGATCTTCAATCGCCATTTGTATCCTCCTGAATAGTTTCTAAATCTTGTGCGAAGTCATCCCAAATCTTATTAACTTTGGTTTCGCGGTTTGAGTGGTAAATTGATAATTCCATTAAAGACTCTGCAAGGTTTGTAATCACTTGACAGATATTGTAAATAAACTCTGTAAATATAACTAACGCATCAGTAGGACGTACTGGACGTGGAACTTCATCGTTATGATTATTCACGCCCAGTACTCCTGACTAATAATTTACTTGCCCTTCTTTACCATCTTGCCTGGCTTTGCTGCTCCAGCAAAAGGCATCTTGACGTCACCGCCTGTTACCTTGGCTCCTGCTCCTGCTGCGCCGTGAACTGGCTTTGACATAGGTGCTGGTGCTTGTGTTCCTTTATTCATATTTCACCTCCCTAGAAGTTATGCTGCGCCGCCGATTGATGCGAGCAATGATGCAATATCTGGTTTACCTTGAGGTGCACCTTGTGGACCGCCAGCAGCAGGGGCTGCACCGCCAGGTTGTTCCATACTTGGCTGCAAGGCAGAGGCGGGAGCCATACCTGCTACTGGGGCTTGAGGTTGCATCGCTGCAGCCTCTGGCTGTGGCTCTGGCGCAAAGGCCTTCTCCACAACATTTTCTATTGTCAATCCCTTTTGACGTCCCTTAATCATTTCTGCAAATGATCCTAGGATCTTAGAAGGGTCTTGTCCTTGTGCAATCATCTGTGGGATTGCTAAAGCAGTCTGTCCGATAGCTGCACGAAGAGCATCGCGCATCTCTTCAATGTCAACCTTCTGCTCTTCCTGAGTTACGTTGATCTCAATTGGAAGTTCACGACGGACATAGTCGCGTGAAATAAGTTTATCGCTACGCATTTGTAGTAAAGCTACTGTTGCGTTATTTGGATTCATACCAGACATAATTCCGTAGCGAACATCTACAGTATAATCACCGTTGATTGCCTTGGAAGGGATGTACTTCATTGTGTATGGTGTGCCGTCATCGACGCCACGAATTTCCTTGATGCGATTGCCAAAGATCTTTTCATCAGTCTTAAAGCACAGTGCGATCAATTCAACAAACATATGTGCAAACTGTGCTTGTGCTGCCTTGATCTGTGTATCAAATCCAGCTTGTAGTGCTTGTACACCACGACCTGTAACGATAGATGCGTCTGTGTTACCGCCGCGAGTCTCAGGGTAGCGAGCACCGGTACGTAATTCACGCTCTAGCACACCAGATTCTGCAAAGATACCAGGTGGTAGATCTAGTGGAACACGACGGATATTCTGTGGCTGGGATGAACGCATAATAGAATCTGGTCCAAGGGCCAGTTCTTGTACATCCTGTGGAATAGCAATAGGTGCTTGAATAGATTTCTCAGCAGCCTGAACCTGTAGCACTGCAAAGCGTGCACGAGCAAGCTGTACACCGAGCACATCATCATACTGACCACGTGCTTCACCATCGATAGATGGGCGCATTGCAACGCGAACCATACATTCACCGATTGGGTTTGGCGTA